ATTAATATTACCGCGAGTAGACTTATGATGAAAATGCCCGGAACAAACAAGATCGAACTTGTCAAAAATTTTTGAGTCGAATCCATTGTCATTTACCGCACCTTTATACATCTCGAAACCAGCAATTTCAAGATGACCGAAAAGAATCTGTGCTGAAGTATTCCGTAGGAATTCCATAGACTCGTCATAGTTGCCTGAACATACCCAGGGTAAAACAGCAATGTCAATACCGCCCAGTTTGATAGAAGTAGGATCAGAATAATAATTGATATCATATTTAGAATGCTCAAAGAGTTCCCTCATAGAGTTGACCTCATTCGTGTTCTTGAACGAGGTATCATGATTACCAATAATAACGTCTAGTCTAATATTGGAATTATGACAATGCTCTACAAATTTACGTAGATGTCGGGCTGTGACAAAGTTGATGTATTTTCGCCGATCAACAATATCCCCCAAATGAAATATATGGCTAATGCCATTAGCAGCAAGATACGGGAAAAAGTAGTCATAATAAAACCTATTAAAATATTCTGCAAACGCAGGACTATCGCCGCGTGCACCCCAGTGGGTGTCCGTAATCAAAGCTATACGCATTAACGACCCTTTTTAATTTCTACTTTTTCATATTCTCTTAATGATTGTTCAGCGTAATCTTTAATAGTACGCATAGTTTGGCTATAGTTAAATCTGACGGTAGGAGATGTTTTTTCATCTAGCATATTGTCTCTGATTTGTTCTAGCAGTGGTGGAATATTAAGTCTCATCGTCTTCGTCCTCTATAAATTTCTCTACGCCTTTTTTGGCCTTAGGTACTACTGGATTTTTGGCTTCAAACTTTTCTACAAGTTCGCCAAGCTTCTCAGATACATTTATAAAGGCTGCAGAGTAATGGCTTTTATCTTCAGGTGCCATATCAACAAGTGTGTTCATAATCATACTGTTCTCAAAACTCTTGTGCTTGATGTACAGTTGCTTCTTTTCCTTCTGTATTCGGCGAAGGAAGGCATAGTAAATAATCTGTGTGAAGTATGCAAACGGGTTTGTAGACTTATCAGGATTAAAGTTGTGGATATATGCCAGACAGTTTTCAATACCATCTGAGATCATCTCATCTTTATATGAGTACCCGACAAAGTTAGGTCTGGTTGCAAGCCGTGTAGCAATCAACATAATGCATTCGCCAATGTATCTAGATACGATTGGGCGTGGTTCACCTGCAACAACTGATTCATCATACAGTCTGCGGTAGATGATCATCTCAGCATAGAACTTTTTATTGTCGATGTAGTTATTCGACTTCTTTTTCTTGACCGGATTCGGTGTCGATTCACTCATAATATATCCTTAGTTAATTGTTGACTTGCCTACAAGCCTTTTTGAGATAACTTCGATCATTGTTTCTTCCATCTCTTCCATCTCTTTAATGGATTCCTCAATCATTTTATACGTATCTGATTTCTTTGATGTATCAACTAGCTTATGATAATAACGAGACATAGGATCATTTGCTGGTAAGCTATAAACTACATGCTTATTATCTACCACTATATACTGTTGGTCAGAAAATGTACACACATTTGTTAGCTTCATTGCATTATTACCATATTCATCTTGTGTTTCTATAATATAGAATGGATCTTCAACAGTAACACAATCAGTGCCACGTATTGATTGCTGGCCAATAATCTGTTCACCGTTGACTAGCGTGTAGATATTAATCATTATAACCTCACATTATTATAAATAAAATGTAGATCGCGGACGGCCATCCCATCTACTCTAATTCTAATACGGAGAATCAGCTATGACTATTTATCTATACGTCAAACAACATTCTGTTACCGGTCTAAAGTACTTTGGTATGACCAGAAGTAAAGATCCTTTTAAATACCAGGGGTCTGGGTTACACTGGCGCCGCCATCTCAAAAAACATGGAAATTTTATCAAAACCATAGAAATATGGGGATTTGACATCCAAGAACTGTGCACAGATTTCGCGTTAAAATTTTCAATACAAAATAATATAGTTGAATCTGCGCAATGGGCAAACATGAAACCAGAAAACGCTTTAGATGGTTGGGTTAATGGTTTTAAAATGACCAATGACACAAAAAATAAAATGTCGATGGCTGCAAAAGGAAAACCAAAATCATTAGAAGCAATTCATAAATCAGCCACTAATAGATCTGGTGTTAAAAGAACATCAGAACAAAAAGCAAGAATTTCTGAAGGTCGTAAAAATCAAACAAGACCTAAACATTCAGAAGAAACCAAATTAAAAATAAGTACCGCAAATCTTAATAAAAAGTATAAGAAACACTCTAACAAAGCAAATATGCTAAAATCAGTCAGACAAACTGGCAAAAAACATTCAAATGAATCTATTGCAAAAATATCTAAATCAAAAAAAGGTGTAACACCTAAACAAACTCAGTGCCCACACTGTAATAAAACTGGAAGTTTAACAACCATGCATAGGTGGCATTTTAATAATTGCAAAAACATTAAATATTAACACTCGTAATAGTGTATTCAAACTTCTCGGCATCATAGATCTTGCATCGTTCCATGAAGTGGTTCAGAGTAAAGTTCATCTGAGACTTGTAGGATAGATCATCAACAATATCATACAGAATGGCTTCTTCTTTCTCGGCATGCATACGTAACATACGTCCAATAGATTGAAGCACTTTGATCTTAGACTTAGATGGAGATGCAGCAATCATATGATGCAGCTTATTGATACTCACACCGGTTGATGTAGTTCCTAGCGACGCAATGAGGACAGCATTCTCTTCATCTTCAATAGCATGACGGATACTTTCCCGGTCCACGCCTGATACACTGCCGTCAATGTAAAAAACATTATGACTAGATACTGAACTAATGGCGGCATGTAAGAGTTTTCCATGATCTATAATCCTGAAAAATAGTAGTTTATTTCCCTTGAGTGATAATGTTAGATTCTTAAGAAACTTATTGCGCTTCTCATTGTTTACCAGATAATCAATCTCTTCCTGATATGTTTTCTTTTTCTTGTTGACAGCAGTATGAAACTGTTTCTTTATATCCTCAGGATACTTGAGGATAATGCATTTGATCTTGAGTTTGGCAACGTGACCATCTTCCATCAACTGTTTCGTTGTGGTGGATCTATACTGAGGTCCAAAGAGTCCTTCGATTGTGGCTTCGTTAAGGGCTTGTCCGTCCAAGGTTCCTGTTGCACCGAATCTGTAACGACAGGTTTCGAGGCTAGATAGGATCTGTATGAGGCTCGTTGCCTTGCATCCGTGAGCTTCATCTCCAAACACGACCCCGAATTGGGAGTACCATTGCTTTGGCATTTTGTTTTTGCCGTTGTTGAGTGACTGCCAAGTAGTAATAACAATGTTGCAATCGATATCATTAGATTTACTGAGGCCAGCAGTACTAACATGAATGTTGCCGGTATATCCATAATCTCTAAAGTCACTTTCCATCTGTCCGACTAGGCCGATCGTAGGAACGATGATGAGGCCTTTATGTTGTTGATACCATCTCATGATAATGTAGATCATGAGAGATTTGCCTGATGATGTAGGACTTACCAGTGTTCTACGACCTGATCGAATACATTTTAAAATTGCTTTGAACTGATAGTCACGAATCTGATACTTTTCAGGAATATTCAGAGTCTTGATGAATTCTTCTAGCTCATGTTCAGACACATTAGCGTAGATCAGTTCATCATCAAATGTCAGATTATAACCACGTGCATCACAAAACTTTTTAATCTTCTGACTTAGGCCAGCATAGCAAGTACCAGATAGTTGATTTACCAGGCGGATCTTCCCGTCCCACATACGTGCACGATACTTGGGATGGAACTTATAATTATCTGCATAGAATGTGAATTGATCCGACAACTCCATTACGGTTGACGGATCTGCACATACCTTAATGTGAACACTATTAATATATTTCAGGTGGACATCACTCATTAAATACCAACTTTAAATTTCTCCCATGTAATCGCAGCATTGATATTGAAGCCACGGCCTGTCAGGGATTTGATGATTGATTCTAGAAGCTCGATCTTTTCTTGTTGGATACCGATACGCAATGACATATCGATCACCTCTTGATCCGCCTCTATATAGTTATTCACGTCTGAACGGATGATTTTACCCTGAGGTGGAAGCTTCCAACCCTTGGCATGTGTCTCTTCCGTCGGTCCCATAGTAAAGAATTCATTCTTGGCAAGCTTCAGTTGCTTGAATTCGGCTTCGTACTTCCGAAGAACTAACCGTTCATTCGTGAAGATCTTGAAATACTTGTGATGGAGTTTGGGGATATTCAGTGCCTCGTTACCGAGTTCTGAACGATCGATGTGGGAATCCTGTTCCCACAGTGCAAAGATATCATCTAGTTTCATAATAACCTTTATATCACGGTTTACGAATTAAGTACACCTATTTCGTAGCGCAAGAAGCGAAAATCTACTGTGCATTCAATATAGTTGACATCAGTATCCATAGTAGTAAACTGTAGATCAGAGAGTTCGATCGGGAACAGGTCAATAAAGGTTGCTGATATATTACCAAGACGACGGCTATTGTTGATTACCAGTGTAGCATCAGAGTAAAGACCTGCATTGCTTTGCTTAAGTGCAGCATACTCTGTAAAACTAGTAGGAGAACCAAGACCCTTCATCCAGTTATGGATCTCGAGATAGTCTGCCATATCCTCATTGACACGGAAAGTAATTGTCAATGGTGAGAAGTTGATTTTACCCGAGTTAGGCATAGTGACAAATGGTGTGGCAGTTTCTGTAGCTGACAGTGACATGCCAGGAAGGCGGACAGTTTGCACATTGAAGTTAATGTTTGGTGTGCGTTGCAACACAAACTTAAAACTTAGTGGTGATAGAAAGTTAGGATTGGTTGACTTAACCACAGCGTATTACCTTTAAGCT